CTAGATTTTACTATTGTTACTTTGCAAGGCACTTCTATTTAAAGTCAGAGGGTCAAAATATAGGCGATGTAATGTCTTTAATTAACAAGAATAGAACAACCTTTTACAATGCTGTTAAAACCGTTCAAAACCTTTCTTTTACAGATAGAAAGATAACCTATCAACTGGAAGAAATAGAAACTAACATTAAAAGAAGATTAAAATGAAGATATTAAATTTATATGCTTGTCTAGGTGGTAACCGTTACAAGTGGGATGAAGTAGCAAAAGAAGCGGGTATTGAAATAGAAGTTACTGCCGTTGAATGGGATGAGGAACTAGCAAGATTATACAAAGAGAGGTTTCCAAATGATACGGTAATAGTTGCAGATGCTCATCAATTCTTATTAGACCGCTACAAAGAATTTGATTTTATATGGAGTTCTCCTCCTTGTCCTAGTCATTCAAGAGCGAGATATTGGAATAGTTCAAACTACGATACTACAACAGAAGCAATTTATCCAGACATGAATCTATACCAGGAAATACTATTTTTAGAGCATTACTTTAAAGGAAAATATGTAGTTGAAAATGTAATTCCTTTTTACACGCCATTGATTGAAGCAAAGAAAAGAGGTCGGCACTTGTATTGGACTAACTTTAATTTACCAAATGATTTAAGAGATAGAAGATTTGCTATTAGTCAAACTAAAAACGAGTTAAAAGAGTTGTGTAAGTTTCACGAAATAAACATTTCAACTTATGTAGGTAATCAAAGCCTGGTTAAAATAGGAAGAAACTTGGTAGATTACGAAGCGGGAAGAACAATATTTGAAACTGCTTTAGGTATAATTAAAAGTAAAAATGTAAACCAAACTGAACTATTTTAAAAAAAGTTTGTTTATTAGAAAATAATTACTAACTTCGTGCAACCTTTTAAGGTTTGAAACGTCTTTAATAAAACTCATGCAGGAGTTAAACATAGAATTTAATTATAAGCCTTTAACTTAGTACCGCTGCATCGGGAACAGTTAGGGGCTTTCTTATTTAAACATAATGCAGTATGATAGGATTTATTCAACTACACAGAAAGTTAATGGAGTGGGAATGGTACACCGACCAAAAGACTTTTAAAGTGTTCTTACATTGTTTGCTAAAAGCAAATTTTAAGGATAAACAATGGAGAGGTAGCACCATTAAAAGAGGTCAATTTGTTACTTCAATTTCTCACTTAGCAAGTGAAACAGGCTTAACAGTTAAGCAAGTTAGAACCGCTTTAGATAATTTAGAAAGTACAGGAGAGGTGGGCAAACAATCGACAAGCCTAAACACTTGTATTACAGTTATTTACTACGATAAATATCAAAGCGAGGGCAAACCAATGGAACAACCAAAGGGCAAACAAAAGACAAACGAAGGGCAACAACTAAATAATGTTAATAAAGAGAATAAAGAAGATAATAATAACGCTAAAGCGTTTAAGAGCGAGAGTGATTTTTTAGAGTTCTTTAACAAAGGTGTTGAAAAACTATTTAAACGTAAAGGACTATTTAGAACTTTAACTAAAACTGACTTAAACAATCTTAAAAGACTTAACACAGTTTATACAGCAGTAGAGTTTAAACAAGCAATGGTAATGATGTCTAAGAATGACTGGGTAAAGTCAACAAACAATTATACACCTACACACCTTTTAAGAGATGGAAACTTTACTAAGTACTTAAATCAAACTGACGTTAGACCAATGGCGCAGGGATTAATAGAGGGGAACTAATGTATAAAAGATTAATAGACGTAAATAAAGAACTAGAGGAACTGCATAATAACGGTTTGCAGCGTGGTGCTTCTGTTGGTTGGGATTGGGATAAGTTTCCATTTACAATCAAACTAGGAACTACGACATACTTAGCCGCTCCTCCGCATCAAGGTAAAACAGAGTTTTGGTTTGAGTGCCTAATTAATTTATCCTGCTTACACGGTTGGAAGCATTGTATTTTTAGTCCTGAGACTGGAAGCGCAGCGGAGATATACGCAGAACTTATAAGTAAGTTTGTAGGTAAGCCTTATTTTGGATCGTTGAAGATGAAGCAAAGCGAAAAGGTACATGGAGAAATGTTTATTAATGAGCATTTTGTAGTAATTGACCCAATAGACGAGGACTTAACAATAGAACAATATTACAAATTAGTAGATGACATTGAGAATCAGCAAGGAATTAAATTCCAAACTACAACTATTGACCCTTGGAATGAGTTAAAAGAGGTTTTCTTGCCCGAAGATGCTGGAAGGGATGATAAGTTTTTAAGTCGTATATTGGGATTTGTTAGAAAGAACGCTAAAAAAAACAATAGACACAACTGTTTAATAACCCATGTGAGAGACCAAGTTACAGTAGTGGAGGATAATATACGTTATAACCCAATACCAACCGCAAGAGACTTCGCTAATGGTCAGTCTTGGTTTAGAAAAGGTATGTTAATGGGTATTATCTGGAGACCTCCTTACGGATTAGCAGATAGCAACGGTATTAACTACAAAGCGAATCAAACAGTCTTTAAAGTTGCTAAGAGTAAACCAAAGGGAGTGAGTGCAAACGGTCTTTATAACTTTTACTTAGATGTAGAAAAGTATAGATACTACATGGAAGATGAAAGAGGGCAAAGGATATACGCAGATAGAGGTCAATATAATGAGAGTAAACCTAAAGAACCTGAGCAAATAACAATTGAAACGGCTATTAAACCAAACTTAGAGTTTGATATACCTAAAGAGGTAGTAAAGCCAAAGATAAACGAAGGAGACACTTCTTGGTTAGAGGAAGATGAATTTTGGAATTAAATAATAATTAAAAATAAATAGATATGAATTACTTAGATTTAGAGATGATAGAAAAACAAAAAGAGCTTAGAGATTTATTTGATGTACAAGTTTTACCTAACTGCGAATCAAAAGAGTGCTGGTTTGTCAAGGTATTGTTCCCAGATATTATGTCCCCTTATTATGAGATACCTAACGAAATAGAAGCAAGTTCTTACGAGGAAGCTTTAAAAATGGGGGTAGATATAGCAATTAAAAACTTAAAACCATGAATGTAACAATAACAAAGAATAACTTACTTTTAATAGTAAAAGAATTAGAAGCAAGTACTAAACCTAGTGAGAAGTCTAAAGCCTTTTTACAGTTTATTAAAGACGGTTTAACAACTATTGAAATACTTAATACTATGGTGGATGATTTAAACAACACAATAGCGGTAAACTTTAGAAGCGAGGTAGTAAAGAAGATAGAAGAAAAGCAACTAGGACTTAAATTAATTAATTCAGAGAAAGAGAATTTAAGTTTAAAGCAAGAAATAGAACAGTTGAAAGCAACTAATGAGAATCTAATTAATCAAATTACCTTTTAAATAGTTATCTTACCACTCATCACAATTTTAGAATTTGTAAGGTGGATAGTATTACTTTTGAAGTATAAATTAAAAAGAAAAAAACAAAGCCGTCTATCTTCGAATTAATACCGAAAGGATTAACTCATTTTGTTAAGACTCGAAGCGGAAAAGTTCCAAAACTTCGTTAAAAAGATAGGCGGCTTTTAATTAAAAACAAACAAAATGAATGAGTATCAAAAATTTTTAGAAAGCAAACGACACCTATTAGGTAGTTTTGGGTTTAAAGCAAATTATATTCCAGACGTTGCTTTTGATTTTCAGAAATACGCAATAGAAAGCGCAATTGCAAAAGGTAGACAGGCAGTATTTTTAGACACTGGACTAGGTAAAACTTTAGTGCAGTTATCAATAGCTAGAAATATTATACAACACACTAATAAGAAAGTATTAATATTAACACCTTTAGCGGTAGGGTTCCAATTTATAAAAGAAGCAGAAGTAAGAGGTATTACAGACGATATAGAAATATCTAAAGACGGAAAGCATACAAAGAAGATTGTAATTTGTAACTACGAAAGGTTACACTATTTCAATGATAAAGACTTTGAATGTGTTATACTTGATGAAAGTAGTATATTAAAAAACTTTGACGGTAAAATCAAAAATAATATAACTTCATTTATTAAAAAGATACCTTATAGATTTTTAAGTACTGCAACCCCTAGCCCTAATGACTTTATAGAATTAGGTACAAGTTCAGAGGCTTTAGGTTATATGGGTTATATGGATATGCTAGGTAAGTTCTTCAAACAAAATAATAACGCAGTAGATAGCACTAATAGAAATATTGGAGAAAAGTTTTATCTAAAGCCACACGCAGAAAAAGACTTTTTTGCATGGGTTAATCAATGGTCTATTATGGCAAAGATGCCAAGCGACTTAGGTAACTTTAGTGATGAAAGATATAAATTACCAGAATTAATAATTAATAAATCAATAGTAAATAATAATAGTAACTTTGTAATTAATAATCAATTCGAGATGTTTAATAGACCCGCTAAAGGATTTAACGAAGTTAGACAAGAAGTAAAACAAACTATTAACGATAGATGTGATAGGGCTTTAGAATTAGCACAGGGTAAAACTTCTGTATATTGGGTTAATAGAAATGAAGAAAGTAAAATACTAAGAGAAAATGATAGCGAAGCAGTAGAGATAATAGGAAGTCAATCAATAGATCAAAAAGAAGAAATACTAAAAGCATTTGCAGAGGGTAATATAAAAAGATTAATTACTAAAGCTAAAATGACTGGTATGGGTTTAAATTGGCAACATTGTAACCATTCTGTATTTTTCCCTACTTACTCATACGAACAATACTACCAAGCAATTAGACGTTTTTGGAGATTTGGACAAAAAGAAAACGTAGTTATAGATATGGTTATTTCAGACGGTCAAACAAGAGTATTAGAAGCAATAGAACAAAAAACACAAAAAGCAATAGAACTACATAAAAACTTAACTCAAAATGTAAATAGAAGTTTTGAGCATAAGACAAAAGAATTTAACAAAGAAATAATTAAACCTAAATTTATATAAAAATGGAAAACAAAGTAAAAGATCAAATCGTAACAGAAAACTACGCAATCTATAACAGTGATTGTATGTTAGTAATGCCAACTTTAGAAGATGAAAGTATAGACCTGTCTGTATATTCTCCACCGTTCGCAGGATTGTATAATTATTCAAGTTCAGAGAATGACTTTAGTAACTGCGAAAGTAAAGAACAATTCTTAGAGCAATACGAATTTTTAGTAAAGGAAATTGCAAGAGTAACAAAAGCGGGTAGAATTACAGCAGTACACGCTACCGATGTATTTGATAATACTTGTAGACTGTGGGACTTTCCAAACGAAATAATAAGAATACACGAGAAGTACGGTTTTGAATATCGTAACCGTATTACAATTTGGAAAGAGCCTTTAAAAGTTCGTATGCGTACAATGGTTCAAAGTTTAATGCATAAATTTATAGTAGAAGATTCTACAAAGTGTTTTACTGCTATGCCTGATTACGTTTTAGTATTCACTAAGAAAGGAGAAAATAAAGTACCTGTTACTCATCCTTTTGGAATTAATGAGTATGCAGGAGAGGTTCCAATTTTACCAAACATATTGAGAGCTTGGAATAATGCTAATAAATCTAATCTAAATGAGCAGGAGTTATGGGATCACTTGAACAACATTAATGAAGAAGATAACATAACAAAGTTAAATCATTATATATGGCAGCGTTACGCTTCTAGTGTTTGGGACGATATTAGAATAGATAACGTACTACCTTTTAGAGATAGTAGAGAAGAAGATGACGAAAAGCACGTACACCCTCTGCAATTAGATGTAATTGATAGAATAGTAGAATTATATTCTAATCCTAATGAAGTTGTACTAACCCCTTTTATGGGTGTAGGTAGTGAAGTTTATAGTCCTGTTTCAATGGGTAGAAAAGCCATAGGTATAGAGTTGAAAGATAGTTACTTTAAACAGGCTAAAATTAATTTAGAACACGCTGGTAAAAGATTTAAAGCAAAAGTTAAACAAGTTTCATTATTAGATCAATGTTAATTATGAAAGACTTAATATTACAATGGGCTAATGAAAGAGGTTTATTAGTTCAAGGAAATGAAAGAAACCAATTAATTAAACTATATGAAGAAGCGGGGGAATTATCCTCCGCTATTCTTAAACATAAACCAGAAGAGGTTAAAGATGCTTTAGGAGATATACAAGTAGTTTTAATTATACTTGCAAATCAATTAGGCTATGACTTAGAAGAATGCTTACAAGATGCTTATAACGTAATTAAAGACAGGCAAGGTAAAAAAGTAAACGGTGTATT